TTTTTAATCTTAGGCAAACAAATTGGTAGCTACTCCGTGAGCATAATACCGTGGGTTTACAACTTTACGACCAGCTTGAGTGAACAAACCTCTGGTAACGTCGAACACACTGTCCGGAGAGCTAACAGGAGGAGTAACCATCAATGGCATATATGGAGCAAATACATATCCTGTATGGAATGCGCTGGCTCCTTTATTTCCCATAATCCATTCATTAGCATCAAAATCTGGATGTTTGATGATCAACAATCCATTTACAGTACCTAATACGTGAGGACCTGCACTTTCGCTACTTGGAGTTACAGCTGACTTAAATTCTGGAAGAACAGTAAGCACTGTACACAAGTTAGAACCTGCTACTACAAAGTTACCCCTAACCATACGAGTCTTATCGTTGATGTCTTGAGATTGTTTTTGAAGTACAGTTAAGAAAGTACGGAAGTGGTCTAATTCAGATACGCCTGAAAAAGCTCCGTCCCAAGTAGAGAAACCAGCCCCCTCAGCAGATTTAGCAGCTATTTTCATATCATCTATAACAAGACTATCTATTTCAGCTTTAATCAATGAGCCATTAGCTTTCACTAACTCGTCATTCATATCACGGTTAAACTGTTTCTTCAACTCGTATTCGGCATCCATGCTGTAGGTAGAAACCAATTGATGTTTCTTAGCTTCTATTGAAGAAGAAGTAAAATTGATTTTGGTTTTGCCGATACTAGATGGATTAGCTTCTGTATTAACACGACCGATAGCTTTAACAACATTACCTGTGGTTACAGCAGCAGCAAAAGACACAGCCCATGCTCCGGTAGAAAGATTCAAAGTACCTGTTCCTCCTGCGTCACCTATTAATACTGCGTAATTAGTAGGGTCTGGACGGAAAGTTTCAACTCCATCAGTTATGTATATAAAATCTAGTTGAGCTCCAGTTTTGATAGCTACTCCGGTAGTTCCAGAGAAGTCAGTCAGAACACTGTTTGGTGTCTGTACAGATACACCGTCTATATATTCAGATGAATAGTATTTTTCAGGACGAGCTCCAGACACTCCTGATAAAGCTACTGTGTTGGCTCCTGTTAAACCTTTTGCAGCTTCATATTGCAATTCCATAAACCAGATCTCTCCGACTTTGTATTGTAATGGTTGAATACTAGCAATTTGGTTGGCAATCAAATTCGGGTAAACAGCGGTGATTAAATCGTAACCGTGTTGTACAAAACTACCTATATTTGCAGATAGAGTAGCTTCAGACATAGTTGCAAATTTCTCATGTATGTTTTCCATACCTTGTAATGTGGCAGCCCATGATGCAGGATCTAGGGTTTTACCTCGTCTTTTAAAAGATTCTTTTAAGGGGTTACTATATTTACCCCATCGTTCTTCTAAGACAGTGATTCTCTCGTTAAGAGTTCTTTGGACATTTTGTGGATCCATCTTGTTTTAGTTTTTAGAGGTTATACAAAGATTAAATACTGTAAGAATTTATTCTTTGTTCGTCAGTACTAAACGGTCTATCCGTGTTTCCCACACTTCGTTCTGTTAGCGGAACTACGCTTAGAGGTCTCTTACCAGACTGGATTTTTTTCAAGGACTCTACAATTACTTTAGCTTTACCTAAATCGTCTACAGATTCAAACATTGGTTTGTAGTGAGCAAATTTTCCTAACTCAGATTCTACTAAATCAACAATTGATTTTTTAGATTTTTTAGATTCTAATAAGTTAAGGACTTCTATAGATTTATTATAGAAACCTTTCACTTTATGGAATTCACTTACAACTCCTTCTAAAACTTTCAAGGACTTATTATAGTTTTCTTCCAATTTTTCTTTTTCTTCTGCATCAACCTTGTCTTGCACTTCGTCTTCTTCAATAGCTTTCTTGTCTTCAGCCATAGCGTCTTCCATTTCTTTTATTGTAGCGTCTTTAGCGTCAAGCTCTTTTTGCATATCTGCAGCTTTTTGGGTAAGTTCTTCATTTTCTTCTTGAAGTTGAATTAACTTGTCTTCAGCAGTTGCTAAGTCTTTAGTTTCTTCTTTCAGAGCCGAATTAGACTCCGCAAGTTGTTTGGTCAAATTGGAAACTTGTTGATTAGCTTCCTTTAGTAATTCTAATTCTGGCGTCATGTCTTTGCGATTATTAATTATAAAATGTTTATTGTTAAATACTTTCTCTACTAGTGAATGCCCATCGTCCATTCTGAGCATGCTACTTTCTGATAATACCTTAAGGTCTCTTTCCTTAAAGGATTTTATCATCTCTCTAACATCTCCGGATTCTCCTATCTTTCTCAAAAATGCCCCATGTGTAGAGGGATTGAATGTTCCATCAAATGTCACAAATTTAAAAGAGTCGTGGTCTACCCACTCTTCATTCATGCTTCCCCACGCTCTAGAGCTAATTCCTGGCTTTGCATTATATTTGTCTACCAAAAAGTATAGTATCTTTCCGAGAGGAGTTTCAGGGATTATCTCAAGTGTTCCTACCATGCTGTTTCCCTCCATCGTAGTTTCAACAACTCTCCATATAACCTTTTCAGTGTTTATTTCTCCTGTTAAATCATCTGATGGGTGAATATTCTCTCCAAATAGGGGAGAATCTCTTAATAATTCGGGAGTGCATCTAGCATTGATAATTTTTTCTACTAGGGTTTCGTACTTGTATCGTCTTCCGTTGTTATTAGGAGTATCGGCTTCCTGAATTTTACCCTTTAAAAATAGAGTTGGAAATTCTGAAATACCCCCCGACTCTCGAATTACTTCGAGGTTAGTTCCTGTGTATAACGGAGATTTTAACAATACTAGTTCCATCAAACTTTTAAAATAAAAGGTTACACAGAGTTTTTATGAAATTTCTACTAAGGAATCGACTTCTGGATCGTAGATAAAGTCTATGTCAACGCCTATAAATATGCTACCAAATTCAGATATAACCTCACTTATGGTATCTTCAATAAAGTCTATGTCATCTGAATTCCAAGCATCTTGCAAGTCCTTCATTACAGAGGAATACCCATCCATTAGTATAGAAAAATCATCTGCTGAAAAGTCAGCATACCCCTCCGGAAATAACTTCATATCTATGAAGAGTTGAGTTACTGCAGAACTGAGAGTTATACGTAATTCATTTAGTTCTAGTAGAGCAGATTGTAAATCTTCGACTCCTTCATTCTTAGAAGAAGTTTTAGACACAAACTTTCCGAGGGCTTTATGGAATGATTTTCCCTCTGAGGATTTGTGAAATCTGCGGAGACCCCTTAACATAGCAGATTTATTCTTCTTCCAGCGCATTTTAGCTATTCTACTAGCTGTTGGATTTTTTCGTTTCTTCTGGGACACAGTCCTTCGGTGTATAGAAAATTCGTCAATTACATACATAGATTCTAAATGGTCTACTATGGAATTGTAAACAACCGAAAATTCGGGAGTTCCTAGAGACTCAGTTAAAATACTTTGCAGTTTAGGTATCATGGGGAAGGAATCATTTACAGATAAGATAGATATAATTCTTCCGTATTTAGAAGTATCTACAAATTTATCCTCTGAGATACTTATGAATCTGCTTAATCTTTCTACTAGCTTACTCACCTTTACCTCTTTCTCTAACTTCTACTTTATGATGCCTAATACCTGAAACACGTCCCCTTTCAGATTCTATGAGGGAGAGTGACTTGGGAGAGTGGCTTAGAGCTTCTAGTTTTTTCTGTATATCCTCTTTAGTTTGATTCTCTCCGTCAGAGATAACAGCCTTAAACAATTCCTCGTAATTAAAATCCGGAAGTCTAAGATAGTTCTCAAACAGGTATTTTGTTAGGTATTCTAGATTTATTGGAACTCCCTTGTCGGACACGGAATCTATTAGGGTTAAAATCTTTTCAACAAAGTCTGCTGAACTCGAAAGCATCTCATTCCTCTCTGTTTCTACGTAACTATCTACTTCCACTAAATTTATGGAGTATTTCCTTTCCTCGGAGTATTTATTTAATACGTCTAAGTGTATATCAAATAACTCATACAATCCCCTAAGCAAATATTTTTGGTAACCCGATACTTTCTTGGCATACTTAGAGTCTTCCTGCAATCTGTTTGTCATCGGAGANGTGTCGTCGGATACTCCTATTACTTTATTTCTTTTTCCACTAAAATACTCTATGTCTTCTATGTGGGCTATGTCCATCTCTCCTCCTACTTGGTCTATACTAGAACTTCCCTTTCCATCAGATACAGGATGAAATACATCCTCCTCGTAAGAGAAGAAATTCTCCTCAGAATACATATCCTTATTCTCTGTATTAACAGCAGAGTTCTTTCTCCAGTTTCTTATGTACTCCCTCATTATCTTTATCTTTTCCTTGAGAGTTCCAGTTCCCACTTCCACNAAGTGATTTCTGTACAGTTTAGATTTAGACAGTCTGCCTAATAGAACTGCATCTTCCGCATACTTTAATCTCTTTGAAATAGATATAGCCNTGTACACATAAGATTTTCCATAACTGGGATTCTCATCTAAAAAGTAGCGAGTGAATAACTCCTTATTATTCTCCAGTAAAATATCGTCCTTTACGTACTCTTCTAAGCTTCTCCAGTGTATCATTTCATACCGTTGCAAGGGTATAGCTTCCGTATCTATTTTATATCCTACTAACTCCCCTTTATATTCCAATCTACAGACACTTCTAGGAGGACTATTGACTATCAATTTAGTTATTCCCTTATTAGGGTCTATAACCAGTCTACCGAACTTATCCCCGTATTTAATAACTTCTCTAACTATGCTAGTAATCTTTATCTTTAGGTCTAAGACCTCTATAAGATTATTCAATTCCCTTTCTAAGTCTTTGTCATCTGAAGTTATCCAAAGTGGAGATTTAGTTTGAAAAGAATACTGAGTGGCGTCGTCTGCCATATCTGATAAAACTTTAGATATAACCTCATCGTATTTATCTATAAAGTCCACGGAGTCATAGATATCAGAACGAGTATCTCTAGGAGCTGAATCTAAATATTGTGCATACTGGTTTGATAAACCTGCTAGTCCTGAACCTATGCCCTTTAGGGAGTCATCAGTTATGTCTATCTGTTCAGGTCTATTTAGGTCTTTCTTTACTATAGACCTTTTAAAAAAGTTAAATCCTGCCAAAATCTTAGTTTTAAAATATAAGTGATATGTTAGTAATTCTATAGCATCTATTTATGATACACTGCTTGTCTATCTCCTCCAAGTCAGAACCTAAGTCTAACAACATCTTCAGGTCTGAGCAATCTTTTATCACACCCTTAGTCTTTAACACTGATTCTATAGTTGAGCGAGGGATGCCCTGTAGTATCATAGACTTTTTAAAGATTTCCCTACTTATATAATTAGTATTCATCGCTGTCATAAGTTTCTTCGTCTCCTGAAGACATTAATTCTGCTAATGAAGGAATCTTATTCCTAGCAGCAGCTATAGCAACTCGTATCTCAGAAGTTATTTGAGTTAATTGTTTAGATGATGGTTTACTTAGAGAACTCATAAATTCTTGTTCTCTGTAAAGAACCACGCATAGTCCAGCCAGAGAATCCGCCACGTCTTTAGACCCCGGAGTACCATTTATATTTATTTCTTGGTGGTCTACCTTTCCCTTTTGGGCATCTCTAGTCAGACTAAATAGTTCTACTAAATAATGNGGGTAGTTATACATATCTATCCTTCCNTCATAGTGAATCTGTCTGAGTGACAAATAAGCTTTGTCGTCTCTATCCACAGATACAACTCCTGTATTAATTCCCTTGGTAGACAGTTTCTGTCTAAAATATTCTGACTGAAATCCGTCAGTACTTACGTAATATATAGTTATACCAAAAGTACTCTGTAAGTCAAATACAAATCTGGTAATTTTTTCAAAGGGCAACCTTTCTCCCTCATAGTTTTTTACACGTATCATAAAATCTACGCACACTAGGGGTTCAGTATAGTCCTCGTGCTCTAAGTCTACGCTAGTACGAGATATCTTAGTTTCGCCATTTAGGAATCCACAACTTATTCCGCAAGCATCTCCTGTTATACCAAAATCCACATGCAGAGCTCTAGGTGCTGACGGATTTTTATCTACCCATTCCTTAAATGCTGAAGTATCCATGTAATCTACTAGTTGTTCTTCAGTGTCGTTAAATGACAAGTATACGGTAGTAGTCAAGAATATAGGCTTTCTAGAATGATTCACAGAAGCTCTAATGGATTCTCTGTTCTTTATAAGGGAACTAGTAGTCCCCACGGATTCCCCAGAAATATCCCGGAGAGAATTTTCAACATCAGTTTCATACGCTTCTCGGTATTCTATGGGAACATCTATTATCTTATAATCTGGGGGGGCTTCTTCATTAGCGAGCAAAACCCTTGAGTCTACCCTCTGATCGCCCTTTAAGACTCTAAATGTTTCCCCGCAAAATCGGGGAATCCTAGTCTTAGTAACAGGGTCAAAATAGTGAGTTTTTATCTTATATATGGGTTCATTCACTATATAGGTAGTAGCCTTACCCTTGCTTTTATCAGCGTGTTTTTCTAAGAAATCTGAATCTGCCNTTTTAGAACTTACTAAATACATATGCCCCGGAATTCTGCCCTTAGAATCCTTGAATCTGGATTCCATTCTACGAAGAAGTGATGTGTAATTTTCCAACATCTGGGACTTCATAGTGTCTCCTATCTTTACATCTTTACCAAAATTTGCCTCATCTAAAAGAGCCGAGAATGTATTGGAACCTAATGCATGAGTAAATTTAGATCCAGATATTACCTCTAAATTTTTAGGAAATATCAAATTGTTCTTCTTATACTTATCTACGGAACAGATTTCTCTTAAGTATGGAGAATTATCTACGTGTTCCTGCCATACAGAACTTCCAATCTTCTCAGATAAAGTCAGAGTAGTGTTAAACAGCGCAAATACTATAGATGACGAAGTTGGTAAGCCATAATAATTTTGAGGATTACGTAAGCACAAGATATTATACAGGTCGTAATTCATACCCGCAATAGCTATATAGGTTTTACCTAAGCCTATGCCTCCTGTTAATATTATTTCTAAATAGGGACTTCCGACTTTAAATATTTCTTGTAAATGGGGAACCCATCCATCGAATAAATTATCTTTATAAATATTACCTAGGTAATAGGGATCAGTCATAAAGGTCATTATATCTACAGGCTTTTGAGTGTAATCCACCTCCCATAATAGATCTAAGGTGGGGCTCTCTCCAGTGGCAGATAACTCCCTTAGTATCTGAAAAAATGACTCTCTCTCATGTAGAGACAGAGAGTCTATAAAATTTCTATCTCCGTTGCCTAATTCTAGGAGTACCCTATCTAGACCTTGGGAGTCCTCAGGACTTATTTTCAT